CGGCGGGGCGGTGCTGTAGCCAGTGTAAGCCGTGCCGATGTGGATGGGGCCAGTGCCCTGCACGTAGTTCACCGTCTGCGTGGCGGCGTCCACCTGGTCGTCGTAGTTGGCGCCGGGGAACTTCAGCAGCTGGTTTACGATCAACGGGGTCAGCGGATGCCAGCGCGGCAGGAACACCCGGCCTTGGTTGAATTGCGGCGTTGCAGCATTGGCGCGGGCAACCTTACCGCCGTCTGGTTCGATCGCGTGAACAGTGAACGCGACGGCATCGCGCTTCAGTACGGAGATCACAGCAGGGCCGTTGGCCTTGTCCTCTACCAGCAGCTCGCCGAACTTCCACCGCGGCCACATGGCATTGATCGTGTCAACAGTTGCGCTGAAGTCCATCCGGCGATCGATGGCGTCCAGTAGCCACAGTCCAGCGTTGGTTTGCCCCCAGTTCTGGAACGCCACCATATCGGTGCCAGCGGTGTCCTTGAAGGTGCAGTCGATTGAGGCAAGGATCCTGATAAACCGCTCGGGCAGTACCGCGTCGCCTTCATACCCTGGGCGGTCGGCGGTGCCGTAGTACCGGATCATCTCGGCGGAGAACACCGTGCCACCGTCGGGCTGTGGCCGTTGCTGGTACAAAGCGGCCCAGTCTCGATCAGGGGTGTTGAGTCGCTTCTTGCGGGCCCATTCGGCATCGAACCGATCAGGGTCGAGCGCCTCGCCGGGCTGGCGATCGTCCGGCTCAACCGTGAGGCTGGCCGGCATCGCGATCTGCACCGGCTCGGCGAGCATCGGCATCTGGATCACGTGCCAGGGTTCGGCAGCATCGGCGTCGCCGTCGCGTTCCAGCTCCTCAACCTGGCTGATCAGCCAGCCGATCAGGTCGGCATCAGCCCATCGAGTGTGGGTGATGAGCTTGATGCAACCGGGCTCTTCACGGGTGTTGAGCACCGTGGACCACCAGTCGTAGAGCTGACGGCGGTACGCGGCGGACTCGGCCTCCTGTCGATTCTTGATCGGGTCGTCAACGTTGATGAAGTGCGCGGGCAGGCCGGTGCCCTTGCCGACACCAGCACCCCAGAACCCGCCAAGGTGGCCAGCGACCTTCCACCGGCCCTTGCCGGCGCTACTGGGATCCAGGGCCCCACCGGAGGCCACGAAGTAGTCACGGGCGGCCTGGCCGAACTCCTCCGCCAGTGGCTGGCTGTGGGCACCCTGCCCCCAGGTTCGATCGGGATAACGGCGCAGGAACCAGGACGGCAGGAACCTGGAGAACACCGTGCTCTTGTAGTGCCGCGGCGGCAGCATCAGCAGCAACCTGGGAATCTCGCCGGTGCCGACCCGCTGGCCGATCTCGATCAGGCGGTTGTTGTGACGGGTGAAGGGGAACTTGGGGAAGACGTGGGCGATGTGATCGCCAAAGGATCGCTCGTAGGGCGCCAGCGGTGGCGGGCCGGCGGCATCGAGCTGGGCCAGCCTGTCGCGGGCGATGGCTGTGGAGATGGGGTCAGCGAGAGACGGCATGGTAGGCGGGGATCTCCGGGGGTGGCGTGAACAGGCGCCGCAGCTCTTGGGCGGCCTCGGCAGCTGTGGCGCGCTCGCGGGCGGCTTCGCGGTGCTGGCGGATGGCTTCGCGGAGGATGGCGTCGCGGGGGGTGGGGTCAGCCATGCCGCAGGCGCAGGGGACGGTCGCGGTCGGCGGGGGCCTCGGCAGCGGCATCAGGCTCCACCTGGCACAGTCGCTGCACGGCGGCGCGCAGCTTGGCGATGGCCTCATCGGTCCGGTCGAACTCGGCCCGGAGATCGGCGTTTGCCTCGCGAAGACTGGTCAGCGTGTCGCGGAGCTTGGCGTTCTGCTTGTCGATCCTCTTGATGAACCGATCGTGATCCTGCTGGCTCTTTTCTCCGTTTTCTCTCATCAGCTGTCTCAGCTCTTTTTCGGTGGTCACATCAGGAGCTGGGTTGATGTCGTACCGTGCCTCAATCACTCCCCCTCCACCTGCTGCAGGGGTGCCAGCTACCAGCGTGCCAACAAGGTCGGCATCCTCGGATGTCAACGGCGCATCTCCGCCAAGTCGTTGCATGGCGTCGGTGATTCGTTGATAGCGTTCGGCTGAGATCACTCGCTGGCCTCCACCTGCACCCCAACCCCCTGGGCCTGCATGGTGAGCAGGAGGCGGGTGCGCTGGTCGTCGCTCAGGCCCGCCGCGTCGATGGCGGCCACCACGCCGGTGAGGGTGCGTTGGACTGCGCGGCGTTCGGCGGCGGCGTCGGACCACTGCTCGCGGAAGAAGGGCGAATGGCTGAGCAGCCAAGCAGCATCTCTACCGTCACCAGATTGCAGCTTTGAGGTAAGCGAAATCTCAGCCTCTACCAAGCCTGCCTGTATGGATTGGAAAAATCTGCGGTAGATCGAATCACTTTCGTCAGCTTCACCCTTGCGGAGCCAGTCGCGAACGGTGTCAACGTGAACCCCGATGCCGCGGGCGATGCCGTTCATGGTTCCGCAGGCTGACGCAAGGCGACCGGCCGTCTCGATCATCTCGGGCTGAATCGCGCTGGGCCTACCGGCTGGCATGGGGCGGTGTGCTGAGGGTGGAACGTGTGTGCAGCTTACCCCATCCCGCCAGGGCGGGCAGCGATGGACTCCAGCGCATCGGCGATCCGTTCGGCGGCGATGGCGAGGCGGAGGGTGATCAGGGCGTGGCGTGCGGCGACCTGGGCCAGCACGGCATCGGATGCGCCCTCGAGTCGTTCGGCGCCCATGGCTTCGAGTATCTCCGCATCGCTCGGCATCGGCATGGCTCTGGTGTGGGTGCAGTGGCCCATGCAGCCTACCCCGCCAGCGGGGCCCGGCAACGCCTCAGGAGGGGGTGTTCCGCTTGTTCCGCTTGTTCCGGGGGCGGAACAGAAAACGGAACGGGGTAAACCCCTTGGCATGACTGGGCCGGGCGTCCGTTTGTTCCGTTGTTCCGCTTCCAGAGAGAAAAAGACATATACATACAGGTGCATGCGTGCGTGTGCGTGCGTGTGCGTACGCGTGCATGCGTACGTGTATGGGTGTCCCTGGCAGATCGAGCGGAACACCGGAACAAACGGAACAAACCCAGTCGCCGCAAGGGGTCTCGGCGTTCCGCCTGGTGGGGGGTGTTCCGCTTGACCGGAACATTTCACCCCACCGGCATGGGAAGCGACGCCGCGCGCGTGCTGCTGCTCATCCCGCGGAACCGAATCTTCCCGGCCTTCTGCGCGTCGGGGAGACGCCCCAAAACCGTCGACCAACTGTGAGACCAAGCCGTATCAGCGAGGATCCGACGCAACCCCAGGGCGCTGTTCGACACCAGCAGGCGATCCCCGTCGACACGAATCCCGATCCGCCCCAGGTGGGCCTCGGCGGCCTCAGGGCCGATCTCGGCGTTCTCCTGTGTGCCCCTGGCGGCCTCGCACAACTCCCAAACGGTGCGGGTGATGGTGGTGCTGCGGCTGAAGACTTTGCCGGCCCCGATCTCGGTGCGCTCCACCTCGACCCGGAGCTGATGCTGGAGGATGTGCTGCAGGCAGCGCTCCTCATCGGGCTGTTCCGCCTCGTCGCGATACTGCTGCCAGTCGTTGGAGTCGATCAGGTCGTAGGCGTCCTCCAGGGTGGCGATCCTGGCGTTGCTGAGCGACCACGCGCCAGCCAGCAGGGTGCCGTACTGATCACCGAGGGCCTGGGAATCGAACCGCTTGGCGGCGGCCCGGCGGAACACCGCGATGGATTCGCGGATGATCGGGATCATGCGCACCGATCGCGCCAGCAGGCGATGGCCGGTTTCATCGGTGACCAGCCGGGTCAGGTCGGCATCCAGGGCGTCCCAGTGGGCGGTGCGGACCTCCTGCGGCAGGTGTGCCGGATTGCGCATGGTGAGCTGCGCGAAGCGGCGCTGATCCGCGCCCTGTTTCAGCGCGGTGGAGATGGAGCACAGCAGGAACATGGAGCGGATCTTGTAACGCTGCGCGATGCCGTCCGATCCGCCCTTGCCGATGTAGCCGTAGCGGGATTCGGAACTGGCGACCCGGGCGAGGGACAGCACGGCCTGAATCCGAAGTTTGTCGGCCTGTTCGTTGGACTCGGCCTCATCGAAAACCACAGGCCGACCATCGGTGCGGAGCTCCTGCCGCACGCTGGCCTCGGTGGTGACCCCCTGGGGCCAGAGCGCCATCTCGCCGAGCAGCGGTTGCACCAGCCGCTCGAGCAGCACCGACTTACCGGAACCAGCGGAAGCGGTGAGCCATGCGTGCGGCCTCCAGGAGAGCGCCCCGCAGATCGGCGCCAGGGCGATCCAGCCCGCCAGCAGCAGGCCGCTGGCGGGAACCTCCCAGTGGAACCGCGAGGCCAGGTCGACGAGCTGCCAGCCCTCGGTGTCGCTGAGCGGCGTGGCGTCGGGCATGTCGATGGCGACGAGCCGCTGATAGGAGAACCGCGACGGCGGCGGTTTCATGACGCTGTGGGATTGGCCATCGACGATCAGCCGATCGCCGAGGTGCAGGACCGGCCGG